AGGGAGTGAAGAAGAAAAGGAGCCCTGACAGGTGCGCTTTTCCATCCACCGGCTATGCAATTGGGGTCCGATATGCCTCCGAGAGTGGTGTCGCCGCCCCACCCGGACGCCGTCGGATCCCTCGGCCCGTCCTGGATTGCCTGGGCTGAGACGAATCTGCGGCCGGCGAAAACCCGATCGCCGTTGCTGCTGCGGCCGTGGCAGCGTTACGTCCTCGAACGCGGCCTCGAGGTCGACGCGGCGGGCCGGCTGGTGTGGTCGACGGTGGCGGTGTCGGCGCCCCGGCAGCTCGGCAAGTCGTGGGTGATGCTGGCCCTGGCGTTGGCCCGGCTGCACCACGCCGACCAGTTCGGCGAGCAACAGCGTGTGGTGCATACCGCGTCCAGGTTGCGGCAGGCGTACCGGATTCAGCAGCAGGTGTGGCCGTGGGCTGAGGCTCGCGGCTATCACGTTTCGCGGGCGGTGGATTCGGCGACGGTGACGATGCCCGGCGATGGGTCGGCTTGGCTGATTTCGTCGTTGTCGGCGGTGTGGGGTGAGACAGCGACAATGGCGTTCGTCGATGAGGCTTGGAACATTGAGCCGGAGGTCGTCGAGGACGGTATTGAGCCGATCCTGTCGGATCCTGAGCAGGCGCAGTTGTGGATGTTTTCGGCGGCGAATTTGGAGGCGACGGCGACGTATCCGCGGGTGCGGCGGCGGGCGACGGTGGGCGGCGGGGATGGGCAGAGCCTGGTGTTGGAGTGGTCGGCGGATCCGTTGGCGGATCCGTTGGATCCGGTGACGTGGCGGTCTGCGTCGCCGTGGTGGACGGCGGCGCGGGAGCGGTTTTTGGCGGTGAAGGCCCGGCAGCGTGGGTTTTCGACGGAGTATCTGAATCTGTGGCCGAATGTGGGGGCGGCGGCGGCGGGTTGGCCAACGGGTTGGCTGGAGCTCGGCGGGGTGGCGGGTGGTCCGCGGTCGGGGTTGTTGGGGGCGGTGGAGTGTTCGCCGGATCGGCGCCGGTTCGGGGTGGCGGTGGCGGAGCAGCTGGAGGGGCGGGTGTCGGTGTGGACCCGGTCGTTTTCGTCGGCGGCGGGGGCGTTGGGCCAGTTGCGGGCGTGGGCGCCGGCGGTGGTGTTGTGTGGGATCACGATCGCCGGCGATGTGGCCGGGTCGTGGCAGTTGGAGCCGGTGGGGGTGAAGGAAACCGGGTGGGCGACGCCCCGGTTCGCGGATCTGGTGGGGCGTGGCCAGTTGGTTCATGATCATGATGCGGGGATGGCGCGGGAGGTGGAGACGGCGCGGGTGTCGATCACCGAGGGCGGCCCGGTGGTGTCGGCGCGGCGTTCGGAGGGGCCGGTGCCGACGGTGAAGGCGGCGGCGTGGGTGTCGTGGGCGGCGGTCGATGGCCGGTTTTCGCCGGTCAAGCCGGCGATCTGGTGACGGAACTGCTTTGGAGGGCTATGCTTCGCCTCAGCGGCAGTCAGCCCGGTCCTATCTTTGCGACCCTTGGAGGCTGACATCGCCGGATCCCGGAACAATCTTCCCGCCAGAACCGGCGGGCTGCAGACCCGTTCCGGCCGTGATTGGGTTCGGGCCACCCAGTCGGTCACGTTGAACGATCCGGACGGCTGGATGGGCAGCAATGGGCCGGTGTGGTGGGTCGGTAACGATTCGCTGCAGGGCAACATTGGTGATTTCACCCCGTACGGCTACCGGCCGGGCGGCTATTACGGCGGGAGCGGCTATACGCATCCGTTCGCCGGCTATGTCGGCACGAACGGGATCTTGCCGGCGATCACCCGGGCCACGTCGATCATTACGGGCCCGGTGGTCCGCACCACCTGGCGCTACCTCGAGGGAACGACGACCGACGTGGCCGACGTGAACGGCGGCACCGAGGAGTTGCCGCGGCCGCTGTGGGTCGCGGACCCGCAGTTGCTGGGCCGGATCCCGGGCGGGGCCTTCGACCGGCCGACCCTGGCGTCGGGGAGGCGGCTCGGCGCGCATGACTTTTGGCGGACGTTCCTGGCGCATGCGCTGTGGTTCGGCACGGCGGTCATGTATTACGCCGAGGATTCTGCGGGGCAGCCGAAGGCCGGCACGCTGCGGATTGCCCATCCGGCGATGTGGGGTTACACCGACGACGGCCGCTATGTGCTGGACCCGGACGACCTGGCGGGCAGGGGGCCGGTGGAGGCCGACCACGACGGCTACATCGACATGGGCGGGGTCACGTATCGGATGGTCTCCTTGCGCGGCTTCGCCCCCAACGACGGCAACGTTCCGGAGGGGGCGTTGACCCGGTCCGGTTTGCTGATGTCGACCGGGGTCGCGATGGGCTCTTATCTGTCGGGGATCATGTCTTCGGGTGTCCCGTCGGGGGTGTTGAAGGTGGGGGTGCCGAACTTCGGCGCCGCTGATGCCGACGATTTGAAGTCGCGTTGGATGGCGGCTCACGGTGGGGCGAAGAAGTCGGTGGCGGTGCTGAATGCGGGGGTGGATTTCACTCCGTTGCAGCTGTCGGTGGTCGACTCTGACGTGGTCAACGCGAAGGGTTCGTGGTTGGTGGATTTGGCGCACGCGTTCAACCTGTCCGCCGCCTACCTGGACGCGTCTACCGGCTCCGGCGGCGGCAACCTGACGTATGCGAACCTGTCTGATCGCCGTAAGGATCTGCTGGATTTGACGTTGGCTGAGTGGGGCCGGTCGATGGAGGATCTGGTGACCGCAATTCTGCCGTACGGGCAGAAGATGCGGGTCGACTGGACCGGGTTCATCAACACCGACCCGCGGGAGGATCTGGACTTCGTCAAGGCCGGCCTGGAGCAGGGCTGGCTGTCGAAGGCGGAGGCCCGGGACCGGATGGGTTTGGTGCCGGATCCGGAGTTGACCGATCCGCAGCCGGTCCCGCCGCAGCTGCTGGCGGCAGCCGACGATCAGCAGCAGACACCCGACGACCCCGAAGGGGCGACAGCATGACCGATGCAGAGCTGAGGATGGTCGAGGGGCTGCAGCTCCGGGCCGACACCGACGAGAAGAAGCGCGTGTTGCGGGGGATGGCGGTGCCCTACGACAAGCCGGCCGTGATCGCCGCCCGGTTCGTCGAGCAGATCGCCGCCCGGTGCTTCTCCAAGAGCATCGTTGAGGCGGCCCGGCGGCTGCCGCTGATGGCTCGGCACTCGCTCGACACGTGGCCGCTCGGGTCGGCTGACGAGTGGGACGACCGCGACGACGGGCTACACGCGCAATGGACGTTGGCCGACACCGAGCAGGCGCGGGAGGCTTGGGAGCTGGTCGCCGCCGGGCACCTGTCGGGGCTGTCGGTCGGGTTTATGCCGGTGCGGTCGGATTGGACGTTGGCTGAGCCGCCCGAGCTGGACCAGGTGATCCGCCGGGAAGCCCGCCTGGTTGAGGTGTCGCTGGTGCCGGTCGGCTCCTATGCCGACGCCCGGGTCATGGTCCGCACCGGTGAGGGGCGCACCAAGGGCACCCCACGGGTCGACCGGTGGACGAAGTGGTTCGGCGACGCCCGCGAGCCGGCCGTTCATTTGTGACGGCCGATGGGCTAGGATGCGTCTTGTCGGCAGGGTCCACGCCGGTTCGTCCACCTGGACCCCCCACCGACCGGCACCACGCCGGGGACACCTCCCGTAACCAACCGGGACGCCGCCCCCACCTGGGACCGATGACGTTGCGCGCTGCGCATTCCCATCGAACCCCGGGAAGGGGCTCTCATGAGTAACACCACTGCCGTCATTGAGCGGCTGCAAGGCGACCGGCAGGCTTCGGTCGATTTCATCGAGCAGACCCTCGAGGCCGTTCAGACCGAGGGCCGCGACCTGTCCGAGACCGAAGAGCGGTCACTGTCCACCCATCGGGACCGGATGTCGAAGCTGGATGAGCAGCTGAAACCGCTTGTCGAGTTCGAGACGGTGCGCCGGTCTGCTGTCGAGATCGACCGTCGGCTGACTGCACCCGTATCGGCCCGGACCAGCCCCCGGCCGGCCTACCCGTCCGGGGCTGAGTTCCGCGGCTTCGGCGATCTGTATGTCGCATCTGAGGGCTACCAGTCGCGCGGCTGGCAGGGCCGGTTGCAACTCGACGACGTCGACGCGCTGCAACTCGCGACGGAGACGCGGGCGGTGCTGACCACCGGCGCCACGCCGGGCAAGGATTATCTGCCGACGCCGTACCGGTTCACCACGTCGATTCCGGAGTTCAGGACGCCGCTGCTGGATGCGGTGACGAAGGTTGCGGTGACGACCGGCTCGGTCGACGTCCTGACCTGGGGTGAGATCACCGGCACCGCGGAGGTCGCCGAGGGTTCGGTCAAGCCTGAGGTGTCGGTGGTGAACGGCTCCGCGCCGCTGTCGTTGAAGACGATCGCCGGCTGGGTGAAGTACACCCGGCAGCTCGCCGAGGACGCGGCCGGGTTCGCGGCGTTCCTGAATGCCGGGATTACCCGCGATCTGCTGCGGAAGCTGCAGGCGAACATGGCGGCGGCGATCACCGCGGCGTCGATTCCGTCGACTACCGGCGCGGCCGGGAAGCCACTCATTGAGGTCATCCGGGCCGGTATGGCGAAGGTTGAGGAGGCCGGTTTCCAACCAAGTGTTGTGATCGCATCGCCGACCACCCTGGCCGCGCTTGACGTGTCCGTTCTCAACCTGGGCGGGTCGTCGTCGACGGTGCTGGCCGGCGGGCAATGGGGTCTGACCCCGGTGCCGGTGTCCGGCTATGCGAACGTGATCGTCGCTGACGCGGCGGAGGCGTTCGTGTTCTTCACCCGAACCGGAATCAACATTTACACCACCGACTCCGACATTTCCGGTGCCGGTTCGACGGCCGCCTCGGATTTCCGGTCCAACATTTTGACGACCCTCGGTGAGACTCGCGGGCAGGGTGCGGTGCAGAACCCGAACGCGGCCACCAAGTGCGTGACGACCCCGTAAGTGTCGAATCATGACCGACTGGATTACCGATGCCGATGTCAGGTCGGCGCTCGGCCTGGTGCCGGCCGACATCGCCGACGATGCCTGGCTGAGCCTGTGCACCGTTGCGGTGAACCGGTTCGTCGACGACACCCGCCCGGTTCCGCTACCGCCGGGCGGGCATGTCGTCGACGGCCGCACCAGGTGGGGTGCGGTGCAGTTGGCCACTCGTTGGTATTCGCGCCGCAACGCGCAGGATGTGGCGGCGTACGCCGAGTTGGGCGGGCCGCCGCCGTCGGTGGACCGCGACATTGAGATCAGCCTGCAGATCAACCGTTATTTCGGGCCGGCGGTGGCCTGATGGGTGCGATCACGTCGGCCATGCAGCAGAACGTGCAGCGGCTGACTGAGGCGGGGATTCGGGCCACCCTGGACCCCCGCAACCTGAATCCGCCGTGCGTGATCATCGGGCCGCCGTCGGTCATATTGGATTCGAACTGCGGTGGCCTGGCGACGGTGTCGGCGATGGTTGTCGGGCCGGGGCCGGGGAACCTTGACGCGTGGCGGGCGATCGACGACCTGGCCGAGCAGGTCGGCCGGCTGATCGACGTCGAGACGATCACCCCCACCGAGCTGACGGTCGACAACAACCCGCCGCAGCCGGCGTTGCAACTGACGTGGACCCAGTCGTTTGACTGGCCAACTTAGGAGATGAAATGGCAGCAGTTGACAGCAGGGTCCGTAAGGGCAGCCTGAGCATTGACGGGGATGTGTTCTCTTGCCAGCCGACCGCGGTGTCGATCGTGCCGGAGCAGCCCGAAGGCGACGACGACACCGTCGAGGTGTTGTGCGGGGACATTCTGTCGGGGTCCGGTGAGGGCGGCGGCGGGCTCACCGCGATGCTGAACATCACCGCCATCCAAGACTTCACGAACACGGCCGGTTTGATCGCGAAGTCGTGGGAGTCGAACGGGCTGACGGTGCCGTTCCTGTGGAATCCGACGGCGACCCCTGCGGATGAGTGGTCCGGGGATGTGAAGGTGGCTGCGCTCACCGTCGGCGGCGAGGTCGGGGTTCGGCTCGACACCGAAGCGGAGTGGACCATCACCAAGCTGACCCTGCCGACGACGCTCGGCGGTGCGACGGTCATCGGCACGGCGACGCCCTGATGCGGATCCCGATCAAGGTCGTCCTTGAGGAGCAGGACGGTGAGGAACGCACCGAGACAATCACCGCCGACTCGCGGGATGTGCGCGCCTATGAGGCTGAGTTTGACACCTCGTTCCTCACCACCGATCTCAGCGTCACCCAGATTACTCAGCTCGCGTTCTGTGCTTTGCGTAGGCAGGGCAAATTCCGGGGGTCGTGGGATGTGTTCGACTCCTCAGCGGTCGACGTCGAGGGCGCCGACATTGAGGAGGGCGAGGTGGATTCGGAACGCCCTACCCGGCCGGCTCTCGCGGGCGACTGATCGTCGCTCTCGCGGTCCGTACCGGTATCGCGCCGTCGGCTCTGGAGCAGGAGCCGGAGGCGGTGCTGCTCACCATGATCGAGCTGCTCACCGAGGACCTGGAGCCGGCACGCGGCTCCCGCGCAGAGGATTGGGGGTTGGAGCCTGATGGCGGAGTTGATCATTCCTCCGGAGCTGGCGCGGATGGTGTCGAAGATGTCGTCGACGCGTGACCTCGACGTCCGGGTCGGAAAAGTGATGACCGACACCGGGCATGCGATCGGGCATCCCCGGCCGCCGCGTTACGGGTCGTTGGTGTCGACCAGGGTGCAGGTGAACCGGGTCGGGTTTGCGGTGTCGTCGTCGGGTGAGGTGGCGATGGGCGCGGAGTACGGCGGCCGCAGTGGCCGTTACCGGTCGTATGCGACCCGGTCGAGGCGGGGCACGCCGTATCTGGTGCGGCGCCGGACCACCATGCAGTTCCTGCCGAACCTGGGCACCCGCGGTTACGCGATCATGCCGGCGATGCGGCGGTCGATGTCGGGCATTCATGCGCGGCTGTTGACTGCGGTGGAGGAGGCGGTGACCGGGTGACTAGTAGTTCGCTGACTTTTAAGGTTCTGGCTGACACGGCGTCGGCCACGTCGGGGTTTAAACGGTTCGCGTCGTCGTTGTCGAGTGTGCAGAAAGAGGCTGACAAGACTGCGTCCAGCCTGGATCAGATCGGGTCGGCGAAGGCGAAGCTGGCGGTCGACGACAAGGCGGTGGTGGCGGCCCGGAAGGAGATCGGCCGGCTCCGCGACGAGGTAGCGAAGACGCTTGAGGCGGATGTCACTGCGGACACGTCGAAGGCGCAGCGCCGGATCCGGCAGTTGCAGTCGTCGATCAAAACCCTGTCCCAGACCAAGATCACCCCGGAGGTCAAACCCGGGAAGTTTGCCGCATTCAAGGCGGGCCTATCCGATGTCGGGGCGAAGCTAAAGACATTCGGGGCCGGTGCCGCGGACGCGTTCAAGGCGATCGGGGTTCCGGTGCTCGGCGCGGTCGGGGTGGCCGCGGCCGGCCTGGCCACCAGCATCGGCGCGCTCGGCGTCAAGTCATTGACGTTGGCCGACAACCTCGACCAGGCGAAAATCTCGTTCGTCAAATTCCTCGGCTCGGCCGACAAGGCCGACGCGTTCCTGACCGATCTGCGCGGCCTGGCCGCGAAAACGCCGTTCGAGTTTCCCGAGCTGGTGGATTCCAGTAAGAAGCTCCTGGCGTTCGGCGTCGCAGGCAAGGACGTCGTGTCGACCATGACGACACTGGGGGACGCGGCGTCGCTGACCGGCAACTCGGTGGAGGATCTGGCCGAGATTTACGGCCAGATGGTGGCGAAGGGCAAAGTTTCGAACGAGGAACTGTTGCAGCTCACCGAGCGGGGCATTCCGGCGTACAAGATTCTGGCCGACGCGTTGGGCAAGTCGGCGGGCGAGGTCGAGAAGCTGGCATCCGAAGGCAAGTTGGGCGCCGACGCGCTCAAAAAGCTGATGGCCGGCATCGACGAGGGTTTCGGCGGCGGCATGGCCAAGCAGGCGCAGACCCTCGGCGGCATGATTTCCACGCTCAAGGACACGTTTAACGGGATCCTCACCGACATCGGCACCGCGCTGCTGCCGATCGCCAAGGGCATTTTCCCGGCGTTGCAGAAGGGCGCGGAGGGCATCGGCGCGAAGGTGACCGGGGCGTTGCCGCAGATCGTTGACATGGTCGCCGGCGCAGTCACCGCCCTTCTGCAACTGCCGGGGACTGTGCTGCGCGGCCTGGCCACGATCTCGCAGGGCTTCGCCGGCATGGTCGCCGGGATCCAAACCTCGATCGCCGATTTGGTGTCGGGGATCGCCCAGGCGATGGACGCCATCCCCGGCGTCAAGGCGGAGGACCTGGCCGGGCTGCGGACGGCGTCGGACTCGCTGAGGGCGTCCGCCGATGAGAGCCGCCGGCTCGGCGGAGAAGGGTTCGACAAGCTGACCACGGCCGCCGACAAGGCCGACGCCGCCGTCGATCCGCTGGTGAAGAAGATCGAGGAAGCCCGCCTCAAAACGCAGACCAGCCTGAAACTGCAGATGGACACGACGGCCATCGACCAGAAGCTGACGAAGGTCAACGACGACCTGAAGAAGTTCAAAGCGAACCGGGCAAACCCGAAGCTGGACGCCGACAAGTCCTTCTGGGATCGGAAGATCAAAGCGGCGCAGGCGCAGAAGGAGCGGCTGGAGAAGAAGAAAGTCAGCATCAAGTTCGACGCCGACGCGGCACCGCTGAAACGGAAGATCAGCAGCGCCAACTCCCAGATCGCGGCGCTGCGGAAGAAGAAGGCAACCCCTCAGATCAACGCCACCATCGAGGGGTTGAAGAAGAAGAAGGCTCAGGCCCTCCACGAGTTGGCGACCCTGACGGTGAAAAAGTCGAACCCGAAGCTGAACGCGGACAGTAAGGAATTCAAGAAGAAGGTCGCCGACACGGAGCGGAAGCTGAAGGCGACGGACAAGAAGAAGGCTGAGCCGAAGATCAAGGCCAAGGATGAGACGGCGGCCGGGGTGAATTCGGCGAAGAAGAGTCTGAACTCGGTGCACGACAAGAACGTCACGATCACCACCACTTACAGGACGGTCGGGAAGAAGCCGAGCGGCGGCGGCGGTGGCGGTGGGGCGAGCGCTAGTGGGCAGATGCTGCTGCTGCCCGTGCCGACCCTTGACGCCTCGATCGGGCAGGCGTTCGCGTCGGCGTTGACCGCCCGCGGTGGCGCCGCCGCAGTGTCTAGGTCGTTGCAACCCGCCGCCGCCGCCGTGGCCGGCCCGTCGATTGTGATCGCTGTCCGCGACGAACGGCTCGCCGACCTGATCGACGTTCGGGTCGACGGCCGCGCTGTCGCCGCCGCCCGCATCGTTCACCGCAAAGATTTGATGAGGCTCTGATGGCGCTCACCTTGGCGTGGCTGGATCAGTGGGGCGCGGTCCGGTTCGTCGCCGATTCGATTCCGGCCGGGTCGACGGTGTTCATCATCGCCCCCGGCGATCATCTGCAGATGATCCGCGGCTATGAGGACGACACGTGGCACTCCGCGGGCGGGGCGGGGTTGGGTTATTCGTTTGAGATGCCGTTGGGGGTTCCGGTCCGTTACGGCATCGCGCCGGTCACCGCCCAGACGTGGCCCGGCACGGGGGTTGAGGCGACCATTGTCACCCCCGGCGGGGAGGCGTGGCTGCGGGACCTGTACCTGCCTGACATGTCGCAGCAGGTGGTCGTGTTGTCGACTGGGGAGGAGTCGCGGCCGGCCAGGCAGTCGGTGCTAAGGATCTCCGGCCGGGAACGGCCGGTGGTGTTGTGGGATGTCCGCGAAGGCCGGCAGGGGATCATCACACTCCGGGTGACGAACATGCCGTCGGCGAGGTGGGACACCACCTACCGCGACAAAATCGACGCCCTGCTGAACACCGGCCGGCCGTTGCTGCTGTCCATGTGTCACAGCAAAGGGTTCCCGCCGTGCTACATGGCCGTCCAGGACGCCTCCTACACCCGGGTCGAGCTGCGGGCGCAATGGAAACTCGAGCTGAATTACGTCGAGATTGATAACCCGGTTGATGTGCCCGTGATGATTCCGCCCGAAATCACCTATGAGCAGCGGATGATCGGCGACCCCAGCTATGCCGACTGGGCCGCCAGTTACAACTATTACGGCGACCTTGCGGTGGTGAACGGCTGATGCTGGCCACGCTGCCCACCGACACCCCCTACGTGCAGGCCAACTCGCACCGGGTGATCCCGCTCATCGATGTCCGCGCCCCGGCCGGCGGGGCGTGGGTGCCGATGCAGGTGATCGAGGCCACCATCACCTACGGCGAACTCCGCACCGCCCCGGTGTCGACCTTGTCGGCGACGGTGCTCATCGAAACCAAAGACGGCGATGAGCTGATCGGGGAGGAGGCGCCGCTGTCGATCTTCGGGTCGTGGCTGCGGGTCCGGCAGCAGGTGTACCGGGAGGACTCGTCGACGTTCATCGTGCCGTGGGGATTCTTCCGGGTCGACGAGCTCACCGTCGACCGGCTCGTCGGCGCAGTCACGTTGACTTGCACCGACGCGTTGCAGCAGGTTGCCTCGCATGGATTGTTGACGCTCGCGCAGGGGCGCGTGTTGAAAACCCACCATTTCCAGGCCCGGCTGCAAACCCTGCTCGGAACCCCGATGGCCACCATCCCCACCTTTTGGGGCGCCACCCTCATCGACTGGGGCGGCACCGCCGACCGGGTCGTCGGTGGCGTCGGCGCCCAATACGCCGACGACCGGTTCGAAGGCATCTCGTCGCTGACCGCCATGTATGCGCCCGGCTGGGCCTGGTTCTGCCCGGCGGAAAGTTCGCTGTTCAAAATCAAGGAGATCGGCGCCGAGCCGGCCGCCGAGGTCAAACCGGGCGTGTTCGGGAACCTGACCTATGAGAGCTACAGCGACAGCGTCGACCGGCGGGACCTGTTCAACGCCGTCGTCGTCACCTACTCGAAGATCCGCACAGTGTCCGGCGGCACCAAGGACCAGACCCTGAACATGCGGGTCGTGGTGCAGTACGTCGACACGCTCGAGGAGATCCGGTCAACCGGGCCGTTCGGCACCCAGAACCGGGACGCGGTCGGCCTCGACATTTCCACCGAGGCGGCGGCGATCACCAAAGGGCAGGAGGCGATCGGGCGGGCGCTGCGGTACACCCGCGACATTTCGGTGCAGTGCGGCCCCATCTACGGCCTCGAGCCGGGTGATCGGGTGATCCTGACCCAGCCGGATCGGTGGCGGCCGGGGCATGACGGGATGCCGGTGGGCGGAACCCTGATCGGCGCGACGATCCCGTTGCACGCGGAGGGTGGGGCGTGGCAGTTGACGTTGCGGGTGACGTCGCTGCTGGATGCGACCTGGTCGCCGCGGCCAACGACGTCGATCATCGACGAAATCGCGTCCACCGACGACAAGGCTGATTGGTGGAACCTGAAACCGCGGGCCGACTCGAAGAACATCGCATTAACCACCGAGTTCCCTCGGGGCTGGGGAGTCACCGGGGAAACGTCGACTAGGGGCGGCGGTGCGCTGGTCGCCAAGGCGACCGGGCCAGTCGTCATGACCTCCTGGTATGCGTGGGACGAGCGGGCTGGCACCCACCGCTACCGGGCGAAAGCGTCGGTGAAGGTCAGCAAAACGCAGAATGTGCGGGTTGGGATCGACACCGACATGTCGGGAGTGTTCTGGGGCCGGGCGAAGCAGATCAAGGGCGGCAAAACGGGCACGATCGGCGCCGACGTCGACATCCCGGCGAACGCGAACAAACTCCGCATCCAAGTCCAGTTCCAGGGCGACGCCGGCGGCACCGACACGTTGAATAGCGTGTCTATGGAGTATGCGACGAGGTCGAAGACATGACCGCGACAGGCGCCGGCGACCTGGCCCGGATCAACACCGGCCCCGCCCATCAGGTGGCGGTCTATCTGGTGACGGTGCTGTCCGTCGACGACTCGGCCGGTACCTGCAGCGTCGACCCGGGCGACGGCGAAACGCTCGACGAGGCGCCGTTCTACGGCACCCCGACCGTCGACACCACGACGATCATGTTGCTGTTCGACGGGCAACTTGCCGTGCTCGGATTGCCGTCGACATGAGAGGACTCTGATCATGGGATCAACCCCGAAATATAATCTCCCGTACCCGGAGCTGACCGACTCGGCCAACGTGCCGCGTGACGTGAAGGCGCTCGCTGAGGCGGTGGAGCTTGCGCAGTCGCCGGGGGCCGTTCTCACCGATGCGGTTACCGCCTCGACCGGGTGGGCGGTCACCGAGCAGAGCGCCGTCAAGCTCGGCGCGCTGGTCGTGGTCGCGGTGAACGCCACCCGAACCGGCGCTGCGATTGTCAGCCCCTCCACCGGCGATATCGGGAATGTGACGGTCGCATCTATCAACCTGTCCAGATTCGGCGCGACCGCTGTCCGGGTCAGTGGCGGGCTAACCGTTCATGGGAATGGCCGGCTCGTCGGCGGCTATGTGACACCCGGCGGTTTTATGCAGCTCGCTGCGACGCTGCCCGGCGTCAGCATCGCCACCAACGGCTTCATCTCGCTCGTCGGTCTCATCATCGTCGCCTAAGGGAAGAGGAAAGATGGCTTACTGGGATCTCTCGCAACTGGCGTTCGACCCGGAGTTTTCGCTGCGGATCGCCGCCTGCTACGAGACCGAAACTCAAGCCGCCGACCCGAACAGCTGGGCGGTGATGCATGCGTGGCAGGTCGCCGGCGCGCCCGGATTCTCCGACGCCTACGCGTCCGCGGTCGCCGGTAGTGTGCCGAACCCGGGCCGGGATCCGTCGGTCATCTCCGACGCGCAAATCCTCGCCGCAGTCCAGCCGCTGATCTCATGACAACCCAGGGCGGCCTCGTCAACCCCCCCGACGGCCCGCCCTGGGTTCCTTACAAAGGAGGAACCGTGAAGGCAGGCGACCGGGCGTGGGTGACCGCCAAGACCGGACTCTGGGCGCGCACCGAACCCAACGGCGGCCGGGTCAAGGTTCGCCCCTACGGCTACGACTTCAAGGTCACCGAGCTCGACAGCGGGTTCGCCCAGGCGAGCAAATATTGGTACGCCGAGGAGTATCTGGCCAAGGTGGCGAAGATGGAGCGCATCGCGTTCCGCGGCCGGCTGGTCTGCTTTTGCGTGGCTACCTCGTTGCCGCTGGTCGAGCAGGCTTTGCTGGACGCCGGGATCATCAAACATTCCGTCGACCTCTGGCAGTCCGGGTACAACAAGGGCGGGGTGCCAGCGTCGGCGGCGACCCACGACCGGGGCGGCAACACCGACGTCGGCCAATACAGCAACGCCGCCCTGGAGATCTGGCGCGAGTGGGGTTGGGCGATGCAGTCCCGAACCCGCGCCGAGGGCTTCACCCCGCACGGCCACGGCTGGCCGAAGGGCTGCACCCACCTGTCGGCCGGCGGGAT